AAAGATTCAAAAGCAGGTAAAAAATTCTTTAGCGCTAAGATTTCTGAGCCATACCAAAAAGACCAACAAGCACCGAGCGGAGGGCTTACAGTCGCGGACGTGGAAAACGATGATTTGCCTTTTTAAACAAAAACGGGGAGCGTAACAACTCCCCTTATTAAACTAACACAATGACCTTGCAAGAAGTGAGAGATGCGCTGGGTAAACCTAATTTGGTTATTGAGTAGTGATAACGGTTTCGGGCTTGCCGTCAGGTTGGGATTAATTAGTACAAATTTTAAATTGAAATACAAATGTTAAATAAAGCACTTACATACATAGAAGCACGAATGCCCAACTTGCGGCAAACCCGTGTTATAAGCCGTTTTTTATGCTACTTCGGAGTACATAAGATAAGAATAGGCTTAGGTTGGTCAGGAATTAAAAGATTTGATACTTGCTATCATTGTAAGTATTCAATTTGGGTTGAAGATATTGAAGGCAATAAAAAGATTAATGCTGAATTACAAAAGCATATTGATAGCAAGTCGTCTTAAAATGACTTATAACGTTTTGCAGATACACGCTGTGAGCGTTGTATTGAGCGTGGCAAAATAGCGTGTATGTGCTGTTATAGCCAGTAGCGGTTAATGAGTAGAAACTTAATTTAAAAACAAATGGAAGATATAAAACAGAAAGCAGAAGAACTTATTGAAAAGTTCAGCCAAATAGATACACCAAATTGGAATCCAATGACAGGAAAACTTGAACAAGAACCAATAGGGTATCATTCGGGTAAAATTGGTGCTGAAATACACTTAAAAACAATGATACTTGAAATGAGTAGAAGCAATACATCAGTAGATACTATTCGTCATTGGCAGAAAGTTTTGTCGGAGGTGATGTCGTAGCTATTGGTTATAACTAACAAATACACGCTATTATTTAGCGCATATACAACATTTAATAATAACACAATGAAAACAACACTAATAATCCTAATTGCCATACTCGCATCGTGTTCGACAGCATGGCACTATGGCAAAATCAACAAGAAAGACCCGAACTTTTGGTCCCAGTTCAATGATACAATTCAGATACCCTTCAAGACGTATGACACCATTTACCAAGATGGCGACACGATAGCCATAATTGAGCGCATCGAGTACAGAGATACAATCATTCAGACGCGAACGATTAACCCAAAATCACGCTACGATTACAAGTCACAACGCGACCAACTTAGACACGAACTGAAATTGGAAAAGGAGCGCACAAAGCAACTGAAAGACGAGAACAAAACGCTGCGAACACAATCAAGAACAGAACGCACGGATATACGCCAAACGAACCGCACAGAACGCACAGAAACACGAAAAGAACACAGAGGCGCACGAACATTTCTATTGTGTTTAATCTCGTTTGTAATGGGCTGCATACTTGGAATGGCTTTCATGTTTAAATATAGAATAAATGTTTTACGCTGGCTAAGAGGATTTTAATTACATTTGCGATGTGAACAAGGAAACAATCGACAAATTTTTCACCGTGAACGATTCAGAAATTGAATCCGTAATCGCGGCTAATATGTCGAAGTGCAAGAGCCCAAACCGCGAAAGCATCAAAACAGACTTGTATTTAATCTGCATTGAAAAGAAACATATCATAAAAGACCTAAGCCTTAGCTGGATTAAGCATTTAGCAGCAACAGAATATCGTTGGAAAAACAGTCAATCGAATAAAATAAATACTATATTTGCAAATGAACATGAGCTGAGCGCAGACATCGAGAGTGATGAATACTGCGAAGATGAACAAAATTTAGAATTTTCACTGGCAAAATACTTACTACAAGCCAAGCCATCTGAGAAACTATTTTATGATTTATACGTTAACAAAGGAATACGGACAGTGCGAGGTGTGGCAAAATATTTGAATATATCACACCGTAGCGCATGGACTATTATAAATGATTTTAAAACTAAAATTAAAAGCTATGAGCGGTAAAGACAAATTAAAAAAAGGCACACAAGTTGAGCCACAAATCGAAGTGAAGGAAACACCAAAGCCAAAGTCAGCACCAAAGAATAAAACAAAGTAACATGAAAAGACTACTAATTTTAGCAGCACTTGTGACCACCATCGCATCCTGCAAGAAAGAAACACCATCAACACCAATGTGTCAATGTAGAGAGGTTACGTTTATCCAAGGCAATCAAGGCTATTGGACTGAGCAAAGCAGCACAGCCAAATCAAGCATGGATTGTGGCTTAAATGGAACGGTAACGCAGACATGGAATGTTCAGCAGCCTGCATGGGTTGTGTACTACAAGAAACAAATCGTTTGTGAGTGATATTTCCAATGCTTTTGCACGTTGTATTATTGAAGATTCACGTGGTGTTTTCTTAGATAAAAATAACATCGGTTGGAGAATTGTAGATGGAGAATGGATAGGCAAAAGAACTGTTTGGACTTATGACTTCAGAGCGTGTTGGTTAGAGCAAACAACACGTGAAAACATCAAGTCTTGGTGGTGTGGGAAGGATTCGGATTATAACGAAATATTCAAAAACAATGGGAAAGCATAAATACATCAAAACACTTCGGTAATGAATATCGAATCAGTTAAAATATCAACGGTTAAATCAAACCCAAACAATCCGAGAGTAATCAAAGATGACAAGTTTGATAAGTTAGTGCAGTCGATTAAAGACTTCCCTCAGATGTTGGAAATACGCCCGATAGTAGTCAATGATGACATGATTGTTTTGGGTGGCAATATGCGATTAAAAGCGTGCAAGGAAGCAGGGCTTAAAGAAGTGCCTATCATCAAAGCGTCAGACCTTACCGAAGAGCAGCAGCGCGAGTTTATCATTAAAGATAACGTTGGCTTTGGTGAATGGGACTGGGAGCAGCTAAAAGAATGGGATGGCGAAGAGTTGGAAGCATGGGGATTGGATGTGCCAAAAGATAAAACATTAGATACTGATGGACTGTTTGATATAGAAATACCATTTTATACAGCAAGTGATGAAAAACCAAACGAAATAGAGTTAGCAGATACTTCTCGTTCTGATGAATTAATAAAAAAAATTGATTCATTGGATTTAGATACAAGGCTTAAAAATATTTTAAAAATACGTGCTGCTTTTTTTACTGATTTTAACTTTCAAAAAATAGCAGACTACTATCATAATTCAGACAAAAATATAAAAGAATTGTTTGAAGATTTAGGAATGGTTATTTTGACACCTCGTAAAGCATTAGAAAAGGGATTTGTTGATATTAGTGAAAACATAATGGAGTTATGATTTTTTTTGTTTTATCTATTCAGGAAAAAAAACACAATAAAACTGTTCGTTATTTAGAAAAGCGAGGGTTTGATTATCGCGTTTTGATTCCTAATTGTTTAAATGATGAAATACACATAAGTTACAAAGAAAATGCTATCGTATACGACACCGAAGAATGTAAGAGATTTGTTGATTTTTGCGGAACTAACATAACAAATGGAGCGGCAGTAGGACGAGTTGCAAGCATACGTGAGTCAAAAAAAATAAGTGGCGTTTCAGTTTGTTTAGATGATGATTATGGTGGCGTGTTTGGAAGCAGACCAATAAACACATACACAAAAGACAGATTGATTTATTTAATACTTCAATTACATGAGATGCAAAAAAATACTGGCGTTATTTTTGGGGGCTATTCAGGGGGGGCAATGCCAAACCTAAAGAGAAATATTATGCAAATTTGGCTATTAGATAAATCATATCAAGAAAACGAACTAAACATGATTTTAAATGAAGATGTGAATTTTTCAATAAAAAAATGGCAAAGAGGTGTGGCAAATTTTGGATTGGCAACTATTTTAAGAAGTGGAGCACAAACAGCGGAGATGGATAAAATAGATGGAAACACAAAACATATTTACGCAACCGATAGGAGTTATAGAAAGTCATACGGTAGTGTGTTACAAGACCCGAATAATGCTAAATTAACAATAAACAGACATAACACGAAAAGAGGTGCTTTATGGCATCACAGAGTGAGTTGGATGGGTTTATGCCCAATGATATTAGATAAAGATGTATATTCGCGTTAAAACAGCCAAAAAACAGCCTAAAAATGGAGAATCCAATACCAAATAACAAGCCTTTCAAAAAAGGTCAATCAGGAAACCCAAACGGTCGCCCGAAGAAAATTGAAACCGTGCTGGCGGATTACTTTTTTTCTGAGCATAATTTGAAGCTATCGAAGACGCAAACGCAGGATATTATTCAAGTTATTTTGGGTAAGACAAAAAAAGAGTTGATGGATTTGGCTGCGAATGATGAGTTACCGTTTTGGGTTGCTTTGATTGCCAAGAAAGCGAAACGTGATTTTGAGAAGGGCAGCATACATATTCTCGATGTGTTATTCGATAGAGTGTATGGTAAGCCAAAAGAAGAGATTAGCCAAACGGTGCACAATGTAGAGATATTCAAAGGGCTTGAGATAGATGTTAAAGAAGACAACTAATTAAAACTAAAAAAAATGAAAAAAGAAGCAGCCGTTTATATCATGGCAAAATTAGCCACCGAAATAGGAATGAAATCTTTTAACGATGTTGTTCAAGAAGTAGTCGAAATGGATAACCAAATTCAAGATGAAAAGAGTGAGCAAACAATATTAGAGCGTGCCGTGATGTATATGAGATTAAATCAAGAGGCATTAGAAACAGCTAACCAACTACCTTAATGTGTTAAAGAAGACGACAGCGCAGAGTAAAATTGCAGCACTTCGCAAACGTGTTCGCATTGTTCAGGGCGGTTCAAGTTCGAGCAAAACATTCACTATTATACCGTTTCTAATCGACTACGCAAACAAGAACACTGGCAAAGAGATTAGCATAGTATCTGAAAGCATACCACATTTAAGGCGTGGTGCAATGCGTGACTTCGTTAAGATTATGGAGTGGGTGGGCTTGATGGATTACTCAGCATGGAATAAGTCTACTTTGACCTACTACTTTCCAAACGGTTCATTCATCGAGTTCTTTTCAGGCGACCAACCGGACAAGATGCGAGGCGCAAGGCGTGACGTGTTATTTGTGAATGAGGCGAACAATGTAGCATGGGAAACATACTATCAATTAGCCATTAGAACAAGGGAGTTCATTTACATTGACTTTAATCCAACTGCTGAATTTTGGGCACACACTGAGTTACAGAACCAGCCCGATGTTGACTTCATAATCCTTACCTACCGTGATAACGAAGCCTTAGAAGCGTCAATCATAAACGAGTTTAAGAAAGCAGAGGAGAAAGCCAAAACAAGCGAGTATTGGGCGAACTGGGTACGGGTTTATGTGAATGGCGAAATAGGTAGTTTGCAGGGCGTTGTGTTCGAAAATTGGAAACAATGCGATTACGTTCCTGAACACGCTCGATTAGTTGGGTATGGCTTAGACTACGGATACAGAAACGACCCTACAGCATTGGTTGCTATTTGGTATGCTGACAACACCTACTACTTAGATGAGTTGATATACCAAACGGGTTTATTGAATCAACAGATTAGCGCTTTGATGCGTTCATTGGGTGTGGATGCGTTCCAGTCTATTATCGCAGATAGTGCCGAGCCAAAGTCCAACGCAGAATTACGGGTTGAGGGGTGGCGTATATTGGACGCAAAGAAAGGCGCTGACTCAGTTGTGTACGGTGTGAGCAAAATGCAGGAACTTGATTTGCGAGTAACGAAGCGCAGCCTAAACTTAATCAAAGAATTAAGGAATTACACATGGGCAACGGATAAAGATGGCAACCCACAAAACAAACCTATTGATGCGTATAATCATGCTTTGGATGCGGTTAGATATTACTTTCAAACGGTTACATACGCTCCTGACACCCCAAGAATGATTTGGTAAACAAACCGAAAAACAGTACGTTATAAGTATGGCAACGATTCAAGACGTATATCGCAGACAAGGGACAGCAACGAGAGTGTTGAATACCGAAATCAAAAAGGAGATTATACGCCAGAAAGCAGTCGACACGGGTCGCATGAAAAACGTTTCAAAGATAGTGCAGTTGAAGTGGAATGAAGACACAGACTCAGTTAGTTACTATATTGATTCGACGTTCTATTTTCATGGAATAGGGCTTGATGGTAAGAAATGGGCAGAAGGTGGCGTTGATGTTCGGAGGGCAAAGAAATGGTTTAATGGAAGCATACCGCGAAACATATCCGAGGCGTTTAGTAAGCGCGAAAAGGTCGTTGAGCAAATAGATAAATTGATAGAAGTTATTTTCGAGTATAGAATAGACCAACAATTCCAATAAAATGGCAGTTACATTAATTAGTTCACCAGAGGTATTTCACCCCGCATATAATCAATCTTATTTCGTTTTTGATTCAGATGATTCGGCAGAAAACGGATTCAGATATGTCGTGGATGTCATTGTAAGTAGTGAAATCGTGGCGACTTACAAAATACGTCCTTTGCCGAATACGTTGTATGGTGAAGTTGACATTGCAAAGGTAGTCCAATCTTTACTGAGCAAAGACTTTCAGTTATTAGACACGTACAACGCGACTGGGCATTTCGTGAATTACACGCTTCAAATTGATGAAGAGTATTTCGTTAACCATCCGTTTAGTTTGGCACTTGCAGCGAGTGGTGGGCTATTGTTTACATGGCCGAACTTTGGCAACCTTACAATAAACCCCGATGGAGGTGTGAAAACACAACTAACAAGCGCAACCGAGCCACCATTTAGCGCAGGAGATTTGATAAACGTTCAACAAGATACGGTGGTTAACGCTGCTATTGAGGGCGTGCATACTGTTTTGGATAAGTACCTTGCAGGCGGTGTTTGGTATTTGGTTATAGATTTGCCTTGGGTTGGTGGTGGCATCATAACAACGTCAGGTGATATAGGATATGCCAACGGATTAAAGGCTCGATTCACGGGGCTAACAACAAGCCAGTTCACAGCGTTTCGCGGTGCGTTTGGTTTCGCTTCATTTCCAAGTTACAACGCTGCCGACTACCTTATTGATGGGACCACAAAGAAACTACTCACCACGCTTCCAAACGGTGTTCGTATATCGCGCAACACAATGACAAAGTTTGCTTGCAGAAAGCCAAGCGCAGCCCGTTATGCGGTCTTCAACTTGGAAGGCGATTTATACCGATTCCAAATTGCGAGTGGCACGGTGGTTAACTTTGATGGACTACCTACAAATGCCAATATTGAACAATGGTATGATGGGGCGAACTGGGTGGCAAATACAGACGATATTGATGCTTTAGTAGCAGCATCAACAAGTTATGAATTGACACTTAGAACGTCTGCTTTGACCGTGATGAGCCAAACGAGGGTTATTACGCTTTACTCTGAGTGCGATTTCTTTGACAAATACGACATCACATTTATGGATAGATTGGGGTCTTATATCACGATTCCTTTTTATAAAGCAGATGCAATTAGTGCAAGTGTTGAGCGTTCCGAATTGAATAGAAAACTGCCGAACGATTACAGTCTTTTAGATGCTGGTATGGATTCATACCATATTGAAGAAACGCTATCATACACGGTCAATAGTGGGCAGTTGAGCCAAACAGAATACTACTACATGAGGGAGTTACTCAGCACCCCACAAGCGTTTGTGAGCATAAACGGAGCGGCACAGCAAAGGATAGTTATAACATCGAGTAACTTTGATTTGCTACGCCAACGAACGTCAAAGCAGCGTAACTTAGCGATTCAGTTCAGAATGAGTACCCAAGACGAAATTAACGGATAAATGACACGAATACAATTAGCAACGGGCTTTCTTGAGGTTGATGTTGACTTCCCGATAACGGTGTCATTCAATGACATTCTAAAGCGTGGGCAAAGGTCTGGAGGGTTCAGCCAATCCATCGAGGTGCAGGGCAACGCAAACAACCAAACATTATTAGGGCTGTATTTTGATGTGGACTTAGAAAACGATACGTTTAATCGGAATATCAAAACAGAATGTAGCATCATTCAGAATGATGTTGAGGTGTTTAATGGCTTCATTCAATTGCTTGAAATTAAGAGAATAAACAAAGGGCGTTCAAACAACGAGCAAAAGATTACATACAGCGTATTTGTATTCGACGAGGTGGCGAATTTCTTTAATTCAATGGCTGACTTTGAGTTGACCGATTTGAGTTTTCCTGAATATAACCATACATTTAACCGTGCTGAGATTATATCTTCATGGCAGGATAGCCAAGAAGGGTATTGTTATCCACCATTCGCCAAGCAAGATAATGTTTATACGCTAAGAGATTTCAAGCCTGCATTGTTTGAATACGAGTATTTTAAAAAGATATTCGCAATGCATGGTTATACCTTTGAGTTCACCCAGTTCAATGATTCGACCTTACGGATGGATAGGCGGATAGTCCCCTACAATGGCAAAGGTCAAAACCCACAACTTTCAGCGGTGCTGCAGAACCAATACAAGGTTATTGGTGAGCAGGAAACATACGATGAGTTGATAGCACAGACCATGCCTTACGGATTCCTACCAAGACCCGATGCGATTAACGCAGGGGCACTTCAGTCATACGCAGCAACCCAAGCCGAAATTGAATTGGATATACTTCAAGACACCCAAAGCCAATACAATACATCAACTTTTTTGCTTGAAAACTTAGCAGGCGCACAGCGAACATGGACGTTCCTGAGTAGGTACAATGTAACCACACGAGTAAGGGCTTACGATGACACAAATACGTTGGTTAACAACTGGCAAAACGACTTACAAGCAATCACAAACCGTGTGGATATTATTGTGTCTTTGGTTATTCAAAGCACAACGGACAACAATAAAAGACTTATTTTAGATGTCGGCAGTCCAATTGATTCATGGGGCAATCAGTCCTTTGTTGGCGGTGCAGGCTCATGGGTTGACTTAGGGACTGCGAGTATTGCAAGCGTGGGCAACTTAGGGCTATTTGACCAAGGCGAAGAGGTGCGAATCACACCGTTGATATTTGCACAAGCCATTCAGAATGATGGGCAAGTAGTGCCAACATCAGCCTTTGGAATAAACCCGTTTGCAACGCTTGGCGTCTACACGAATCAAGAGGGCTATCGTATTTGGGATGGCACAGACAACCTTCGCTTAGAGTTCGATATTGAAATAAATGATTTGTCATTGGAAGCCATACCCAACATAGAAGAGTTGATAAGCGGTTCGGTTGTGGATATTTCGGCGTTTATACCTCAGAAGATTAAGCAAAAGGATTTCATTTCTACAATCATAAAGACGTATAATTTACTATTAGAGCCAGACCCAAACAATGAACAGAACATCATAATTAGCACACGCGATGCCTATTTAGATGCAGGTGTTGAGTGGGATTGGACTCAGAAATTAGCGCAGGATATTGAAAACAATATCACGTTCCTGAGCAACGATATTAACAGAGTTCAGGTTTATACCTACAAAGAAGATAAAGACACTTTAAACACAGCCTATCAAACGCAAATCAAAGAGGTGTACGGTGAAGCGCAGTTAACCTTAGATAACCAATACAAGCGTGGCGAAGACGTGAATCAATTAATCTATTCACCAACGCCAAACATTCAAAGTGCGATAGGATTAACGCTACCATCAATTAACGGAATAGACCCCGATATGAACGCGAGGGTGTTATTGAATAACGGATTAGTGCCATGCAACACAATGATGTTATATGATTCGTTGCTACCTGATACAACTGCCCAAAACGTAGTTGAAACGCTGCACACGTCAATGTTTGACAATGACCAAACACCGAATTTTAGTATTTGTTTTGATTCTCCTAAGTACCTATTCCATCCTACTCAGCAAGGGCAAACAACGAACTATCTTTATTTCCTGCACCATAAACGCGAGGTTACCAATCTGAATAACGGTAAAATGTTTGTAGGTTATTTCGACCTTACAGAGGTGGATTTCCAACGGGTTGCAAGGCAGTTGAATTGGAAGATATGGATTAAGGATAACGGATGGTTTTATATTAACAAAGTTGACAAATACAACGCAGGAAAGCGCACTTTGACCCGTGTTGAATTGATAACCTTAGACGATGAGAGCGACCTGAAACTACCTACCGTGATAGGCACGGGAACGCTTCCGAATAGCACTATCGTCACGAATGATTTTTTACTGCAAGTGAATCAAAGCACGAACATAATCATGTCGCCAAACACACGAATACAAGGCGGTTATAATTTCGTGACGATGCCAGACGTTACGATTATGGGCAACAGAAACACGGTGTTATCGCCAAACGTCCGAGTTATGGGCAACAATAACAGATGCGAGGCAGGGTCGGACGGTTCGATTGTGTTAAGTGATGATGCAGTTGTTTCACAGCGCAGCACGGTTGTAGGTAATCGTAATGTGAATCAAGATGTGATAACCTTAGATTTAGAATCTACCCTCACGATTACTTTTGTAGCAGCGTTTGATTTTATTATTGAATCGGTTACATTTTTAACAACATCCACAACTGAAACGATAGAAGTCAACACAGTTCCTTACACATTTGGCGTGAAAATTTTAATAGGTCAAATGGTTGAGGTTACCGTATTAGCCAACACGACAATCAATTTAAACATATACCGATGAGCGAAACAAGAGTAATATCATACAAGATAGAAGTTGACGATGCACCCGTAAAGTCATTAAAGCAGCAACTTCGTGAGGCCACATTAGAGGCGCAACGATTAGCCACAGCCGAGATAGTTGACGAGAAAGCACTCCAAGCCGCGATTGAAAAGACCGCTCAACTCAAAGACCAAATGATGGACGTGAACGAGCAGGTTACTGAACTTGCAGCGGGTTCGCCATTTGAGAAAATGAAAAACAGCATCGGCGGGGTTCAAGGCGCTTTGATGAACTTGGACTTTGATAAGGCAGCAACGAGCGCAAAGGCTTTGACGAATACCATAACCAATTTAAACCCTGCTGCGATGGCTTCGCAGTTTGCGGCATTTGGTGGTGTTGTGATGCAGTTAGGTAGGGCAGTTGGTATGCTTACGGTCAAGTTTGTTCAAATGGGTATTGCATTGCTGGCGAATCCTATCTTTTTATTGGTGGCTGCGATTGTGGCTATTGTGGCAGCGGTTGTGGTATTCCTGCATAAGATAGGCGTACTACAAAAGATTTTGGACGTGTTAATGATTCCGATTAATTTGCTAATTGATGGATTCTATGCGCTCACAGATGCCATTGGATTAACGTCAAAGGCAGCGGAAGAGGAAGCCGAAAAGATTAAAACAGCCTATGAAGATTCTGCTAAAGCAATAAACGAACGTGGTAAAATATTAGAGGCGCAAGTTGGGAATGAGTTGGAATTGCTCAAAGCGCGAAGCACGGGAACGGAAGAGGATTTAGAAAAAATTAGAAAAAAGGAAGAGCAACTGTTATTCGTTAAGCAAAAGGGCGCTCAGGATAGTTTGACTTTAGCCCAAAGCACGCTGAACCAAATGAAAAACAACTCCGAAATAACGGAGGAGGAATTAGAGAAACAGCGCTTATTGGTTTTAGATTTGCAGTTAGCTTATGACAAAGCAAAGACCGCATCACTGTCATATTTTGCAAAACAAATTTCTGATGCTTCAATTGCCAAAACAAAGGCTGATGAAGATGCTTTAAAAGCCAGCAAAGAAGCCGCTGATAAAGCGTCCCAAGAAGCTGATAGAAGAGCAAAAGAGGCATCACAAAAAGCCGAACAAAGAAGAAAAGAATTGATAGCCGCTGAACAAGCGAGAATTGTATTCTTAGAAGATTTAGAAGACCAAGCTATTGTTGACGCTGATGAACGAGAAGATGCTTTATTAGTCAGAAAAGTTGAAAGGGCTAAAAAAGAGATGGAATCTTCATTGCTTTATCAACAAGCAACTGCCGATGAAAAATTGAAAATAGATGCTTCTTTTGATGCTCAAATATTAGAAATAGAAAACAAAAGAAAAGCGGCTGATGATTTAAAAGAAAAAGAAAAGGAGAATAAAGAACGCGCTCACTTATCCAACATGAACGCCTTGCAACTTGAGTATAATGCTATGTTGGTTGGAGAAAATGATTTCCAAGCTAAGTTAGATTTAAAACAAGCTGAATACACTGAAGAACAAAGGTTATTAAAGGAAAAATTAGATACTGAAGCTATCACTCAAGAGGAGTACAATCTTAGAAAAAAGATGGGTGAAGAGCAGTTAGCCGCTGATATTACAGCAATCAAAAAAGCCCAAGCAGATAAAGAAGGTGAAGATGTAAAAAAATTGGTTGATTGGGAAATTGCTCAAAAAACATACTTGAAAGATTCGGTTTTAGGAATAGCAAATGAAACGGTTGATTTGTTAAAAGCAGTTGGAGGTAAAAGCAAAGGAGTTGCATTAGCTGCATTAGGTATAGAAAAGGGAGTTGCGATTGCTAACGTGGTTATAAACACGATGAAAGAGCTGTCGGCAAACGCGGCAACATCAGCATTGAACCCAGCCAATGCAGTAACTTTTGGAGCAGCAGGGGCGGCACAACTGTTGAAGATGAACGCTGTCAGTAAAATTAGAGCGGGTTTAAGAATTGCTACAATTGCAGCAACTGGTATTTCAGGCGCAAAAAGTATTTTCGCAGGCGGCGGCGGCGACGGAGGCGGCGGAGGTGGTGGAGGAGGAACGCCACCAATTAGCGCAAGCATGGGACAAGCACAAAACACCCCGCAGATTAATATGTTTCAAAACAACCAAAATAACCAACCAATGAGCGGTGTGAATAGGGTATCCGTTGTGGATTATACCGACATACAAAACACTGGCAACCGTGTTGCTATGTTGCAAAATGCAGTATCTTTGGGCTAAAATTAAGACTATGATTAAGTATACAAAAGGAAGTCAAGAATACAAGTTGAGAAACTTACCAAAGGAAATAACGCTTTTGGAGATGTCAAAAGTTGCTATAATCTTAAAAGATGGCACTATTTTAGACAAGGTCGATACCTATTTGAAAGTGATTGATATTTTGGGCGATAAAGGATTATCCGATGTTATTTCGTTTACCAATATCCAACAGTTCGCTGACAATTTCCAAAAGGATGCACCGAAAAAAATCAAGAAAACAATCGAGGTGAACGGGCGCAAATATGTTTACAATCCTGAGCCAAGCGCACGAGCGGTGTCATTAGTTGAAAAGAACATCACGAACAGTAACGGTTTGGTGTATCTGTTTGCCATTGCTTATGAAGATGAACAATTGACAATCAAAGAGCATAACGACCCTGCGCACATTAAGCACAAAGTTGAAATATTTGGCGCTAATGTCATGGCTGACGTATCAACTCCCGTACTGGTTAAGATGACCGATTTGTTCATTCAAAACACAAAGCAACTGAATGAAAGTTTGGCAGTGGAAACAAATCAATAAGGCTATTGCTGAGGGGTTTATTTCGCGCATGATTCTATTCGTTTCTATCTTAACAGAAACACCTGAAGAGGAAATTGAAACTTTGCCATCAAGTGAATTAATCAAACGGTTCAAAACGATTCAGCATTTAGGACAAGTTAACGACAATAACAAAGACGTTATTGATTTGGGTATTGACTTGAAATTAATTCCGTTCAAGCAACTTACATTCGGGCAGTTCATTGATTTGGAAACGATGGTGTCTGAGGATTGGGAAGGTAATTTCTGTAAGATAGTTGCATCAATTTACCTACATGATTCTGGTGGTGGATTATACGACACGAAGCCTGAGCCATACGAACACATAAACGTTTCACATCGTGCCGAACTAATTGAGGAGTGCGAAATTTCGGATGTTTACGGAGCGGTGCAAAAGTACCTTAAATGGCGACAAACATTCTTTAATTCTTACGAACTATTTGCTGACCCGTTTGAGGGAATGGATGAAAGCAACGAAGATGATAAGCAAGTTATTGAGCAAGAAAAGAAACGCTTGCAAAATAGCGGTGACCAATGGATGAACATTCTCAACACGCTTACTGATAACGATGTAACCAAGTTTGAGGACGTGCTACGAATGAATGTTTATCTGGTGTTTAATCAACTTACTCATTTGAAATCCGTAACAAAAAACAGTCTTTCTACGTTATAAGCGTGGAGCAGATTGCAGAATATTACGTTACCCTAAAACCAACGCACGACAAAGGCAGAAACGCTGATGGAATGCACCATATTGCGTTTGTAGAAGACCCTGCAATTGAAGAGATAGGCATCTACCTAAATGCTCATGATTCGCGAATTGTAGCAGATGAGCAAATCAAATCAAAGATTTTAGAATACTTAAAATCATGCGGTCAAGAAGTGCCATCACATTGGCGCGAAGTTACCGACGAAGAGTATTTGGCAGCGCGTGAAGTTGAGTTGACCACCGACCCTACAAGCCGCGAATCTTATAATGATTTATCAGACCCGAAAGGTGGCGGTCAGTGGCTTGTTAGATACAAATATTTTGGACCGCGTGACGATAGAAATAGAACCTTTTGCGCTGAGGTGTTATCCTTAAGCAGAATCTACACTGAAGAAGAAATACAAAACGGTTTATCCAATCCTGAGTTTGGCAACTACTCAATATTTGATTACAAAGGTTCGTATGGATGCCGACACGTATGGAAGCGCCAAATCTATTATGAAGACTACGAAGATGATGAAGTGCGCAAGGTGGGCTTCGTGCCGCGCGTTGTTTCACGTTTAGATGACACCGATGCAACAACATTAAATGCGTATTTGTCTAAAGACGAGAAGATGCAGGTAGTTGCTCCGTTGCTTATTCCTGAAAAGAAAGTATTTCGCAATGATGAACTTGGAAGGTACTACATGATATTTTCTAAAGAAACGATAACGGAACTTCGCGAAATAGCCCATCAAAAAGGTATCTTAATGAGTAAAAACTTGTTCAAAGATACCCACGATGGAGGCATAGCACCGAGCTACATTTTGGACGAGTGGCAAATCGAAGACGAAAACGACAAGGCGTATACTGACTATGGTTTCAACATACAAAGATGCCCCGTGGGAACTTGGATGGTGATGAGCCAAATCACAGACAAAGAATACTGGAAAAAAGAAATTAAGCTAAATAAGAAACACGCGTATTCAATAGAGGCACTTATTAATTTAACAATTATAAAAATGTCAGCTATTCAAGAATTTGGTGACGTTGTGGTTTTTAATAAAAAAGGTGAACTTCTTATTTTGCAGAGGCATGAAAATGACGATTACGAACCCAATAAAATTTGTTTTGCGGGCGGTAAAATTGAAAAAGGGGAAGATATAAAAGTAGGCGCATTACGTGAACTTAGAGAAGAAACGGGTATAAATGAAACAGATGCAAGATTTATTCAAACGATTGAAAATTCAAACGGTAGTAAATCGCATTATTTTGCTGTAACAACAAACCAACAATTCACTCCAAGCGATGAGCATAAAGCGATGAGTTGGGTGAAAAACTTAGATAGCATTCCAAAGGAAATGTTTATCGAAGGCGATAAAGAAAGGTTAGTAAATATAATTAAATTAGTACAAATGGCAGAAACACAAAAAGTTGTTTTACCTGATGGCGAGCACTTAATCAACGGAACTATCTATGTAGTTCAAGGTGGTGAAGTTGTATCGACTAAAGAGGTAACAGAGCAACAAGAAGAAGTTATTGAAGAGGTTGCTGAAAACGCAGTTGAATCAATGACAGTGCACACAGAGGTGAAACCAGAAGAACAGATGTCTGTTCACACGGAAGAGCCTAAGCCCGTAACAGAAATGGAAGCGGTAATACCAACACCCGAAGCACCAGCGGAGGACGAAAGAGTGAGTAAATTAGAATCTCAGATGGGAGAAATGGTTACTGAAATAGCAACGCTTCGCGCAATGCTTGAAACACCAGCACCCGTTGAAGATGTCGAAGTACAAATGAGTGGTTCATTGTGGCGTTCAATCGCCGCGTTAAGAAGTAAAAACTAAAAACAAATAAAAAATGAAAAATAACGAAACCGTTACATTCAACTTTGGTGAGAAGTCAATCTCACTATCTGCAAGCGACTTCATGAATGGAGTATCTTCAACTGAGGGCGTTAATGCCAACTTGGCAATGACCGTTGATGCCTCAGCGAACTACGCTACAAATGCGCAGGAGTATTTCACACGTGCCATGATTGGTGACGAGGCATCACGCACAAACTTCCGTCAATTGCTTGGCGTGAAAGACCGCGTGAAACTTGGTGGTGTTACTACTACTGGCATAAACATCAAGCCTTATGCTGCGGTATTTAACCCTGATAACACAACTGTAGTTCAGAAAGAGTACGTGGTGCAGCCTTTGATGTGGGGTACTAAGTTCGATGTTCGTTCATTGGAGATTGCCTTCATGTCAGACCAATTAGCAAAAGGGTCAAACAACTTTAGCGACCAATTTGCATTCATGACGTTTTTCTATTCTGAAATTGAAAGACGCATCCAAGAAGATATGGAATTGTTGACGTTTCAAGGCGTTTTAGCTACTGATGGCGTTGATGGATTGGAAACATTGTTGGCAGTTGATGGTAACGTATTGTTTCCAACAGCGGGCAACGGTGGTGTGGCTTCGGCTGTTACGTCTGCTAACGTAATTGCGAAATTGACACAAGCAAGAAACGTAGTTCCAAAAGCAATCCGTAAGCGTTCAGATTTCGTTTATATTGTTTCGCAAAACGTGTATGATGCTTTGGCTGATATCGTAGCAGATAACAAAGCAAGTGGTTTGTATTACTTAGAGGCTGAAACAATGCGTTTCCAAGGCCGTCAAGTTTATCTTGCCGATGGTGCATCTGACAATACAATCATTTGTACGTACTGGGAGAACTTGGTTAACGTGATGGACTTGATGTCTGATGAGGTTGGATTCAACACAGTTGACTTTATGGGGACAACTTTGGAGCGTTCAATTGGTATTCGTGCCGACTTCAAGTTTCAACCATCGTATGTTAATTCAAACGAAATCTACTTGCACACATTCTAATTAATTGAGGGGAGTTGAAATACACTCCCCTTCATTTATTCACTTATTTTAAAAAATAGAAATTATGCCAGTATGTAGTAATTTAGTAGGTATTCCAAAGGACTGCGGTGACAACAATCAAGGCTCGATTAAGCGTGCTGCGTTGTTGGACTACGAAGATTTGGTATCCGTAACCTTAACAACGGGAGGTACAGCCGACACCGATAACATTGCGAGCGCGATTTCAATTGAAGTTGGCTCTCAGTTTGAGGAGTTTTATTTTCCGAAAGATACAAGTTCATTCACTCAAGAATTGGTGCAAGATTTGGCAGCAGACACGCACGGATTCAGCCAAACTTTGACGCTTGGATTCAGACGTATTGACACACGCAAGCGAAACGCAATTAGCGTACTTTGTGCAGGTCGAAGAGATTTGATTGCTTTAGTTGAAGATTGGAATGGTGATTGGTGGTTACTTGGTCGTGAGCAAGGTCTTCGCGTCACTGCAAGCACAATGAACACACAAGAAGGTCGCACAGCGGGGCAGTTAGCGCCTATCACTTTGACTGGTGAATACGAACCGACTATGTTGGTTAAAGTTCAAACAGCGGTTGCCGAGGCGTTTGTATCGTAACGTTCAAAATCAAAAAAAATAAAGGGGGAGTGTAACAGCTCCCTTTTTTTGTACGTTATAAGTATGGCAAACTTCGTTATCAAAAAGAATCAAGTCAATAACATTACTTTGACGCTTCGTGAGCGCTCTCAGTTGGTTAATCCTTACTACCTTATTGTGTTTGAAAATAACTTCAGCACAAGCAATGTATTGAAGTATGCGAGCGTATTAAATCAAGCTCCATCGAATATTCGTTATGATTTGGTAGTAATTGAAGAAACAGCCAGCCCCGATGCTTTGTTGGGTGAGGTTCGTATGTTAGTGGGCGAATGGTCGTATAGAGTATATGAAAGCGCAAATCAAACTTTGGATATTTTAGAAACAACGGGTCGTATTTTGCAGCATGGATTAGTAATCGTAATTGAAGATTAAGATGGAAATATTTGGATTAAATATAACTTTAGGCAAGGCAAAAGAAACGCCAGCGCCAACTGAGC